AAAGCGAGGAAGGCTTATAAAGCAGCAAAAAAGATTGACGGGAGGGATGTCATTATCGAACAAAAGGTACAAGAGGCCCCGTGGTATCTCGACATCGACCTCAACTGGTACATAGAGAGCCACAAGCGGGAATATTACGAGGCGGTCGAACTCGCAAAGAGAATTCAGGAGTTTGTCGCATACGGAGAAGGCGAGCGCACGGCTTACGCTGAGGAGTTTGCCGCAAGGCTCGGAATCAGTCAGCGGACGCTCTACCGCTACGCCGAGAGTTATCTTGAAGCGAGCGCATGGGCTTTGAAACTGGAAAAGGAAGAGGGCAAAAACTTCGACTTCTTCAAGGTGCTCGCTCTATGCAGGAAACCCAAGAAGTCACACACTTTTCCAAGTTTGACAGACGAACAGAAGGCCCTCATTGAGAACATCTGGTTTGACAAGGACTTCGCTCAGAATCAAGGCACGATTGAAATGCTCTATACGAAATTCGAGCAGGTCGCCGAGGAGAAAAGATGGGAAGGTTACCCCTCTATCAAAACGGTGGCCCGGTATATCAAGTATGTCATGGATGAGCTCCGGGGACGCAACGCCCACTATCTCGCCGCCAACGGAATGAGAGAGTTCAAAAATCATCGGATGCTCAAAGGCAAACGCGATGCGACGGCCCTCATGGTTATGGAATTCGTCCAGGGCGACGCCCACACCTTCGACTGCTGGGTGCAGCACACAAGTCCGAACGGGAAAATCAAGGCTATCCGCCCGGTGCTCGTTGCCTGGATTGACACAAGGAGCCGCTGCATATTAGGCGATGTAATATGCGTCAATGCTAACTCCCAGGTGCTCAAAGAGAGCCTCATCAAGATGCTCTATTCCCACCCGGGCGGCGTTCCGAAACACCTGCACATTGACAACGGCAAGGACTACACGGCAGAGACCAACACCGGGCAAAACCGCAAAGAGCGCAAGATGCAGGAACTTGACTTCGACAGCGAGACAAAAGGCTTCTACCGTTCCATAGGAATTGAGGACTGGTCAAGGTCTCTCCCTTATCAGCCGTGGAGCAAAGCGCAAATAGAGCGTTTCTTCGGAACAATATGCAGCATGTTCACCAAGTGGATGGCCTCCTACACAGGCACGCTGACCGGGTCAAAAACCTCCGGCAAACGGAAGAAGGACATCCCCGGGATGCTTGAACGGGGCGAACTTCTCACGATGGAAGAGTTCTACGAATTGTGGACAAAGTGGAAAAATGAGGTCTATCACAAGCGCGAGCACAGTTCCCTCAAGAAAGACCGGGAGCAGTACATCACACCGATTGAGCTCTTTGAACATGCTGAGCGGTACGTCAAAGCGGCTCCACCAAGGGAATATGCAGCGATGCTCCTGATGAAGGCCGACACCGCCCTTGTCCGCAATCAAGGAATTATCAAGTTCGGCACGCTTTACACGGATTACGAGCTCTGTCACTACATCGGACAGACCGTCAACATCAAATGGGACATCGACGACATTACAAAGCTCTATGTTTTTGACAAGAACGGCAAGAAGATTTGCGAGGCTGTCTCGGCAGAACTGCTTCAGTTCGCGCCCCGCATGTCGCAGGCCGCTCTCGAAGCGCACCTCAAGAAGCAAAAGCGGCAGATTCGAGAGACCCGCGAAAAATGGGAAGAATTCACGACTCCATACGAGCTCCGGGTACAGAACGAACAAGGCACTCCCGCCGTGGTCGGCACCTTAGACCTGGCGGTCAGGGCCAAAAGGAACGACAACCTCATCCAGCTCCCGGACGACAAGGAGTTCCGCGAGGAGCTCAAGGCCGGAAGCAATTCCAAGAAGCAAAAGCAACACAAGGACTCCGATGACGAGTTCTTCAATCAAAAGGCTCAATCAGTCCTTGCGAGACTGAGAGCACTCGGATAATAAAGGAGGATAAACAAATGGAAGCATTAGCAGCCAAAGCCTATACAGGCGAAAGCAAAACCCTTGCAGACAGGGTCAACGAATACATCAAACGCGAAGGCAAGACCATCACAGACCTCGCGAGCACAATCAATTATTCACGGACGACAGTCTCCCGGTATCTTTCCGGGAAGTACGACAGCGACGCGACGGAGCTCGAAGCGAAGCTCACCGCCTTCCTCGCGGAAGTGACTGGAGAAGAGCTGGCCGCAGCCAAAGAGCAGACGGCAGCCGTCAGGATTGCCAAAAAGAGAAGCTTTTTCGAGAGCCGGGACGCGCAGAACATCATCGGCGTGTGCAATTCCTGTCAAGAGTACACCGGGCTCGGCATCGTGGTCGGAAAGTCCGGCTTCGGTAAGACCCACGCCCTCAAGTATTACTCCAAGATGCCCCGGGTCGCATACATCGAATGCGACGACACCATGAGCTCAAGAGACCTGGTGGAGTCCATCGAAAGGGCTCTCGGCATCCCCACCACCTACGGGACGATATGGAAGCGCGTCAACGGAATCCGGGAGTTCTTCAACGTCAACCGTGGCTATCTTCTGATTATCGACGAGGCGGACAAGCTCATCTCCAAGTATACACAAAAGAAGATGGAAATTCTCCGGGCCATATTCGACCAGTCCGATGTCGGCATGGTCATCGCGGGCGAGCCGAAGCTCGAAGCGCAAATAAAGACCTACCTCACCCGTTTCGCGAATCGCGTCGACTTTTATGCGAGCCTCAAGGGGCTCTCCAGCAAAGAAGTCGAGAAGTTCCTCGAAGGTTACGAGGTCGATGAGGAGGCTCTTACAGAACTGAAGGCCAGAGCTTGCAACCATCAAACAGGCTGCTTCCGGCTGCTCGACCGCACGCTCAACAATGTTTTCCGCATCCTCAAGGAGCGCGGGGAGACAAGAATCACGCTCAATATCATCAATCAAGCATCTAACATGATGATGCTTTAAGGACGAAAGGGGGATAAACAATGAGAAGCACAGCAGCACTTAAAATTGAGGAGGCCGTAACGGTCGGCCTCACCTGCCTCGAACAGGGGCTCGACAGTAAGGCGACAGTCAAAGAAAACATTCTCAAAGCGGTCTCGATGAACTGCCTCCCCATCAGGGAGGTCAAGTCCGTCGAAGAGCTCCCGGTTGAAGTCTTTGAACTGTTTCACAGGCAGCTCGGCATCGGGTTCGAGGTTAAGGCCGGGAAGGTCATCGGGGTAAGCTTCACCGCCCCGGAAGATAAGTTCGAAACCGTCACGCTATCAGACGAAAGGGGTGAAAAGTAATGGCAAGGACAAGAATCAAGGAGGCTCCGGTCTTCAAGTCATGGGAAGAGGTTGACGCCGCCCTCAAGGAAATCGCCGAGGCGGAGCTCGACCTTCTGGACATAGAGGGCGAAATGAACAAGCAGATTCAAGGCATCAAGCTCACGGCGGCAAAAGAGGCAAAGCCTCTGCAAGACCGCATCGACGCCCTCGGTAAAGACATTAAAGCATTTGTCGAGGAACACCGGGGCGAGCTTGACGGGAAAACAAAGGTTCTCAACTTCGGGAAGACGGGCTTCCGCATGAGCACGAAGGTCATCCTCCCCAAGGCGAAGGAGAAGCTCGCGGCAATCATCAAGAATCTTAAGGCCCGCAAGATGAACGACTGTATTATCGTCACGGAAACCGTCAACAAGGACGTCCTCAAAAAGTACACCGAGGACGAAATCCTCCGGGTCGGGGCATCACTGAAAAAAGAAGACGTCTTTTGGTATGAAACCGACCGAGAGAAGCTGCAACTTTTGCGGCAGTAAGGAGGGCGGCTCATGGCAGAGAAAACAAACGGGGGGCGCAATCGCCCCCGCTGCTCTATCCGCACAATTTGGGGCCTTGCGAAATCCCCGGAACTCCTCCTTGATGATGAAGACCTATACGGCATCATCGGACGGGAGACAGGCAAGGACAGCATGAGAAAGCTGACGCAGGGCGAAATTGACAAGGTGTGCCGGGTACTCTCCAACATGAAGGACAGCGTCAACCAGGCTGCACGCGGTAAGCGGACGGACGAAGGCGGCAATCCTCAGACTGAGAAGCTCCGCCGCAAGATTTACGCCCTCACTGGGGAGCTCGGCTGGAATAACAACAATGAGCGAATTAACGGCTTTGTCAAAAAGATGTTCAAGGTCGACCGCATCGAATGGCTGACGGTTCCGCAATGCCACAAGGTCATTGAAGCACTCAAGAAGATGGTCGACAGGAAGGAGGAAGAACAACAGCATGAAAGCACATGAGCTTGCAATCAAAGAAATCATCAAGGCACACGAAGAGCTCGGGCAGCCGATGACGAAAAGCGATAAGAAGGCACTTGAGGAACTCAACGGTTTTCAACTCATACAGGAGCTTCAAATGACCCGAGAAATGCTTGATGTACGGCAGCGTCGGGAACTTCTTAGGATGACACAGGAGCTTGTAGAGCTCCAGAAAGCACAATTCATGAAG